CATTGAGTTTTGCTGACCACCAAAGCCGTACAAACCCGTGCCAAGCATCATGGTCATTCGGTTGTTAACAGCAGCACTTCCCAATGTTCCAGCCATCTGAGCCATTTGCTCGGTGCTGTATGAGTAGCCAGACAGAGCACGAAGACCAGCAATACCAGCATGGTTTAGTTGGGCATTAATACCTGTAGATGCTTGCAAAGAAAGCAACGTATTTATGCCGTTGTAACCAAGTCGAGAACCGCGCATTGGGTCGCGCATATCCTCGATGTATTGCATGTTTGAGATGCCCTTGTTTTGCTGATAGTAAACCGCAAGCTTGTCAACCGACAAAGAACGCATGTAGTTGTTATCAATGCGGGAATCAAGGGCTTGAATTCCAAGATTTAATGCTTGGAACGCAAACATAGCAGCACTAGCTCCACCACCACCACCACCAGGGGCAGCACCACCAGGGGCAGCACCACCAGGAGCACGCGTGTTACCAACAAACACTTGTTGGACGTTGGTCACCGTCCCGCTTTGGTTTACCCCAGATCCAGGGGGGCCCATTGGTAGCGAAATACCAGCACCAGTGGGGTTCTGTGCCCCAGCACCACCACTCTGGGTTCTCTGAATTCCCTGCATCAGTTGCAGGGTCTTATTCAATTTTGTATTGATGTTGGGCAGCGTTTTATTTAAATACTCAAAATCTTTTCTAATCTGATTAATTGACGCAGCAACTTTTTCAATAGCTTTAGTGTCAACATTAAACCTGGCGCGCAGATCACCCATCGCTCTGCCGCGACCACCACCCTGCGAGGGATTTCCCGCAACGCTCGGTTCGTTAGTTGTTACCATTACTCCTGCCTATGCCAGCGACTCATGGCCGCCCAATAAATACGTTGACGCACGGTCATCGTTTTAATATCTTTTAGCGAAAAGCCTTTGTAGACAGAAGCAATTGAATCGTAATCCCAATATGTACCTACTAGATTAGCTGAATAAAAGGGAGGCCCAATTCAACATGATTGGAAAGGGCTTTTCACAATGGGCGCAGTGGGCTTCCACCTCCTTGATTTCTGGCCCCGGTTGAGCTTCTACTAATTTAGAAATAATCAAAGCGCGGTCTTTCATACCAAGGCTCTTTGCCCACTTATTCACATCCTTAGGCTTTTTACCTTCTTCCCATTCCGCACATCGAGCAATCAAAATGGTGTTTTGTTCAGGAATGTTGTTTGCCTTTTTACTAACTACTTGACTATCCGCACCATTGACCAAACGAAAACGCTGGGTGGTTCCGTTACGCAATTTAATTTCAATGGGCTCCTGGGGATTTCCCTTAGGTTTTTTAATTGGAAACTCCGACATTTCAATAAGAACGTCGTTTGACTTTCCACACTGAGGACAATTGATTTGGTACTCACGGTTTTCGCCATAGGTTGCACGAACCGTGGTCAAAAACAAAGTGTCACGATCACCAATGATCAGAGCGTCAATAACTTCCGGATGTTTTTCAATTTGGATGTTTCCAATACAATAAACGCTTCTCTTTAAAAGAGCCGCCATGTACTGCGCATACAACAAATCACCCTTGGCATCCAACGCCGCAAGGGCCTCCTCGTCTTCGCCAGTCAATTCCCTGACAGTTGCGGTAGTTTCCCACTCATTAGTTTCAGTATTTAGTACACCACGAAACAACTCAACGGTTGTATTTGGTGTTAATTCAATTTTGGGGACTGGATCTGCAATAGCAGCCTGAACCGCAAGGGCTTCTGATTGTGTTGCCATATTATGCTCCTAAGTTGTAATCAGTTTGCTTCTGCCAGACTATTAATTTCCCCTGCGTTCCACGCCACGAAAAAACCTTCGTGGTGAATGTTTAACTGTTGAATCATAATGCCGTTGTCACCAGCATTCAAGTCGCTCAAACCGTAAGCACCGGGCCAGCAGTTAAACAGTTTGAATGCCAATTTGATGTTACCAGGCTTGAGATCAGCTGAAGGATCACTGCTATCCCAAGCATAACGAGCATCCCCAGCGGTGTAGGGGTGGTCAAAGACTTTAACCAGAACGTTGCAACGGTAATTGGTTGAATCACCTTGGGCGCCACCAGGAAAACCACCAGTGCCACCGTTGATCCACGAATGAATGAACTTTTGCCACTTCCACAACTGGTCCTGAGTAGCAAACGCTCCACGAGCAAACGAAACTGCTGGGAAGTCTGACTGACCAACCATCTTGTGCGGATGAGTGTTCATACCACCCTCACGATAGGCAATTAGCTCGTTTTGAACTGACAGACCGCCCATCTGGGCAAAACCAAGATCGCCAATGCCAGTCAGCAAGTTTCCAAGAACGCCGGTACCGTCAATGGCTTCAAAACGAATCGTAAACTTAAAGTTACGAAGCGGGTCTGTACGTTGTACTTTAGGCATGATATCTCCTAGATATTGGTAGTGGCCGTTGATCCACCAGCCCATTGGCTGACGGTAATGACAATGAATTCAGCAGGATTTTGCAATGCAACACCCACTTCAATATTAACTTGACCGTCTTCTACCGTGGTTGGCGTGTTGTTTGTCGAGTTACAGACGACGTAGAAAGCTTCTGACGTAGTGTTGCCCTTAAGACCACCGGTTCCCCAGAAAGCCGTAAGAAGTGCTGACACACGGATGGTCAGACCCTCCCACAGACGCACATCGTTCGGCTCAAAAAGTGCATACGCGGTTGAGTCTTTCAACGTTTGCTTAAGGAAGTTTAACGAACGTCGAACCGTAATAAATTTGTCCGCAGTGTTGCGAGCCAAGGTTCGAGCACCATTGATGACGACACCAACGCCGGGGACAATCGTGAACAAGTTGAGTTGCTGGTTCTTGTACAAAGATCCCTGCTCAGTCTCAGTCAGCGTTGCCACCAAACCATAAACATTTCGGATGTCAAGACTGTAGCCAGCTGGTGCTTTTGACACACCACGTGCAATTTCGGAACGAACAAAAGCACCAGCCACAGCCCCACCAGGAAAAGTAGTGCGAATGGAAGCAGCACCAGTCTTAGTTGGATCAAACATCTTTAATGCCGGACCATAAACCGCACCGTAGCTTGACTGGGCGTATGTTGAAACAACAGACTCCAATGCCGATTTACTAGTGGCGGTCTTTGATGTGTCAATAATTAAGAATGAGTTACCCCGCTCTTGCATTTTTGCCAAACCATCATTGACGATGGTTGACGAGGTTTGACCAACCAGATTAAACAAAAGGGTTTGGGTAACGACATCGTAACTATCAAGAGCGGAGGCCCATTCTGTTGAATCCACAGCGCCGCTGCCCTCCGACCCGTTGGCAAAGTTTCCAGTAGTCACATAGTCGTTAGCACCAAGTCCGGCAATGGTAAGAGCTGCGCTTGAGCTAACGGTTGCCACGCTGGCAGTCTTAATGTACGACGAGTACAGATCAAGGACAGAGCCAAGGTAACGGGAATTAGATGGGTCAATTGACAACCCAGACCAATTTTCAACTTCGGTCCCATCAAGTTTTACTGTAACAGCAAACAAAGAGTTGTTAGTAAATTTAGGAGTGGTTGTTGGGGTTTGAAGAGTTGTTTCGTCAAAAGTATAATCAACCGTCAAACTGTTGCCCCAACCTCCGGGAGATTTTGAAACCAATGTCCAAAGATTTGCCGCAGCGCCAACTTCTGGAGTTCCCTGCAAAGTAGAGGTTGCGGTAACTGCAGTCGAGTCAGCAACGCGGGTCACGTACGCGGTTTGACCACCATTTGCAAAATAGTGGTAAACAGCATAGCCAAGATCGTAGTCGTTGGTTAATTCACCAAATAATTGACGATACTGATTCCACGACGTAACAGCAGTTGGGGTAACTGGTCCACGCTCAGCCGTACCCAAAAATGCGGCGGCGGTTACACCACTGTTTGCGTTAATGTTGGTAATAAACGCCGATTCTTTGACGTATACTCCTGGACGCTCGTATGCCATGATGACTCCTATTACGTAGTTTTAAAGTGGAAAGATCACTAATTAAAGACCGATAACTGGTGTTTAATTGTACTATTAATTGTGGACACGGGTTTAACAGATGCCAGATATTCATAATCTTCATATGCCAATTCCGCAGACATCCGCAAGGTAAGTACCTTACGGAAAATACGCTTACGGAACCCAGACTCCATGTCGAGCAGGTCGGCATTGGTCCAGTCCAGTAAGTCAAACCTTCGGGTAGTCCCATCTGCTGGGATAGTTATTGAATTAAAGCGCATCGGGACAGTCTTTTGTAGAATGCCAGCCGTTAGCTCACGATCATGTAAAGCCGTTCTGGTGTAGGTCGACACCTGATAAAGTAAGTCCATAGGAATAAAATCTTGGGTTTTTTTAAATGAAGTTCGTGACGATCCTGACACGCTTGCGCTAGTGCTAGGCCAATAGTCAAA